TATGTGTTAATGTCACAAACAGAAGCTGTTGATCAAACAGCTGTTACTGGCACAACAAACATGATCATCCCTGCAAAGAGCCAATTGGTTTCGGCAGATTTATATGTAAGTGTTATATGGAGTGGCGGAGCATCTACAGCTGGCTTAGGTTATGTGGGTGATGCAACTGCATTTACCTCAACTACTGGTGTAGCTGGTGGTACTTTAGGTATCATTAAAATTACAGCTGGAGCTAACAAAGCAAGAGTTGATGCATGGGCAGACGTTGGAGACACGGATAGAAGATTACTTTTAACTCATGGAAACACCGGAGCAGGTGAAGGTTGGTTAACGGTTACTTATATTCAAGCTGTTGACGTCGGTTAATAACTAATAATTAAAGTGCTCCTTCGGGAGCACTTTTTAAGGAGATAAAAATTATGTCAATAACATCAAAAGTTAGACAATCGGTCGTGCTTACAGCAGATGGACAAGTACAGGCATTAGTAGGTGGTTCAGCAGCTAATATTACTAAAGCAAATATTATGACTGTGTATGCAATGTCGAGTGCAGCTAACGGTGAAATTAAACTTTATAATGAAATAGGTAGTGGTGCAACTGCTGCCCAATTAATTTTTCATGGTAAGTTTGGTGCAGCCGCTGACGCAGTTCAGGAGTTTAAATTACCAGGAGCTGGTATTTATGCTGACACTGGAATATATGCCGATGTAACTAACGTAGACTTTTTATACATAGTCGGAACATTTTAGAGGAATAGCCGATGGCAAATACAACATCAGGCTCGTATACATTTGATAGAACTTTTTCAATTGATGAAGTAATTGCTGAAGCATACGAAAGACTTGGTCTAGTAGGCACTGCAGGACATCAAATCAAAAGTGCTAGAAGATCATTAAATATTCTTTTTCAAGAATGGGGTAATAGAGGACTACATTTTTGGGAAGTGGCAGATACTAATATAGACCTTTCCGAAGGAACTCAGAGTTACGCTTTTTACAGAAATAGCGCAGATGGTACAAGTGCCACTACAACACCATCAAACGGTATTTATGGAATGAGCGATATTATGTCAGCTTCTTACAGAACTGGCTATGATACTACTTCACAAACAGATTTACCTTTAACAAAAGTCAGCAGAGACACATACACTGCTTTTTCAAATAAATTAGTTGAGGGAACTCCAAGTCAATTTTGGATTCAAAGATTTATAGATAGAACAACTATCACAATTTATCCAACTGCTAATTCTACAGCGGCAAGTAATTATATTAATATTTATTATGTGGCGCGAATACAAGATGTTGGAGCTTATACCAATGCATCTGATGCACCATATAGATTTATACCTGCAATGGTGTCAGGTTTAGCTTATTATTTAGCTCAAAAATTTGCACCACAAAGAGTTCAAGAAATGAAATTATTATATGAAGATGAATTAGCTAGAGCGTTACAGGAGGATGGATCATCAGCTAGTGCGTACATCACGCCTAAGACTTATTATCCAAATATATAATGGCACGATTTGCAAAAGGTAGAAATGCATTAATGCTTTCGGACCGTTCTGGTGCGGCATTTCCTTATAACGAAATGGTTCAAGAATGGAATGGTCTTTGGGTCCATACATCTGAATACGAACCTAAGCAACCACAAATAGATCCAAGGCCCGTGGGCGCTGATCCTCAAGCCTTACAACATGCAAAACCAGCTCGAGTCGAATTCCCAGTTCAAGATATTTTACCAAATAATCCATTTACAACAACCGCTGCTTCTGGAACCTTAAGTGTTTCATTTCCAAACAATGGTTTAAATGCGGGCACATCGTATGTAAGATTTAGTGATATTTCACAACTGGTAGGTGGAGTTGCAATTTCAACTTTAGAATTATCTACAACATTAAATGGAGACCTAACTGATTCTGCTACATCAATTGTTTTAACTGATGGATCTGAATTTCCAACAGCTGGATATATTGTTATAGAAAAAGTTTGGACAGAAGCTGATTTAACAGCAGGAAATATTACTAATCCTTTATTAGTGGGTACTTACCAAAATGAAACAATTCAATATACAGGTAGGTCTACACATACTCTAACAGGATGCACACGTGGAACAGCTGCGCCTTATAGAGGAAACACTTTATCAGACACACCAGCTAATGCACATTCTTCTGGCGCAAAAGTATACGGATCTTATTTAGCAACAGCAGTTTCAACAACAGTAATAGTAGGTCCTAAAACATCACAAACAGAAACATTATATAATTCATTAACAGTTCCTTTAGTATCTAATGCTACAAGTACAGCAACAGGAGGCGGTTTTCAGTGTACAATTGGACCCGTTAATGATAGAGGTTAACTATTATGGCTGCATATACACTTTCAGATTTAGAAACTGACATTAGAAATTACACTGAAGTAGATAGTAATGTTTTTACTGGTGCTATTCTAGGTAGAATTATAGAAAATGCAGAATATAGAATTGCTTATGATCTTCCGATGGATTCTGATAGAAAACAAGCTCAAGCACAATTTGCAACTGATACTAATTCAATAAATATGCCAGCTGGATGTTTATTTGTAAGAGCTATTCAAGTATTTCCTTCTACGAGTGCAAGCACTGGCCAAGGCACATATTTGGAAAGACGAGATCAAACTTTCATACAAGAATATGTAGGGGAATTAACCGGAGACGAAGGATCTCAAACAGGTCAAGATACCACAGGATTACCTAAATACTATTCTATGTTCGGAGGAGCAACTGGAACTACTTCTAGTACTTCAGGAGGTATTTATATAGCTCCTACACCAGACGCTAATTATCAATATATTATTCATTATAACAAGATACCACCTGGTTTGGAGGACCAAACTTCTGGGACTTATGTCAGCAGATACTTTCCCCAAGGACTATTATATTGCTGTTTGTCGGAGGCATATTCTTATTTAAAAGGTCCAACTGATATGTTGACATTATACGACGGAAAGTATAAACAAGAACTACAAAAGTTTGCAGCAATGCAAATTGGGAGACGAAGACGAGATGATTATACAGACGGTACTATCCGTATACCAATCGAGTCGCCGCCTCAGTAATTAGGAGATAAACATTATGGCAATAACATCGGCAATTTGTAATAGCTTTAAACAAGAAATACTAGAAGCAGAACATAACTTCACAGCTTCTACAGGAAACACTTTTAATTTAGCTTTATACACAAGTTCAGCAACTTTAGGAGCGAGTACCACTGCGTACACATCTTCTGAAGAAATAACAAACACTTCAGGAACTTCTTATTCTGCTAAAGGACAAGCTCTAACAAGTGTTACACCAACATTAGATTCATCAACAGCAGTTTGTGATTTTGCAGATATATCTTGGTCATCAGCTTCATTTACCGCTAACGGATGTTTAATCTTTAATGATTCACATGCCACGGACGGATCGGTTTGTGCAGTAGCTTTTGGTGGAGATAAAACTGTATCTAGTGGAACTTTTACAATTCAGTTTCCTGCAGCAGCAGCAACTACAGCGATAATCCGGATAGCATAAGGAGGAACTCCTTATGGCATCAATTTGGGGTGGTGATAGTCCTTCAGTAGCCTGGGGACAGAACACCTGGCAATCTAATACTGTTGCACAATCATTAACAGCACCATCATCTTTAACTTCATCCATTGGATCAGTAGAAGCCTTTCCAGAACAAGGTTGGGGTTCGGACACATGGGGATTTGAAAACTGGGGTGAGAGTGCACTTGATATAAGTTTAACAGCACCTTCCGGTTTAACATCTTCAATAGGTTCTTTAACAGCTTTCAATGAAGAAGGTTGGGGCAGAACTACATATGGTAATGCGGGATGGGGAGTAACTTATTCCGTTGCATTATCTGGATTAGGTTTAACATCTTCACTTGGTTCAGCTGAAGTTGAACTTTTACAAATTCTTACAGCACCATCCGGTTTAACATCTTCTTTAGGCACACCCGTTACAGAAATTATAGTTCATATTAATACAGCTGGAATAGCTACAACATCTGTTGGAGCGTTAACAGAAGTTAGTGCTAATGCTGGTTGGGGTAGAGATAACTGGGGCCTTGAGCCATGGGGCGATACCCATGAACCAGTTATTACTTTAAGTGGACTTGGTTTAGCAACTTCTATCGGAGAAGTATCAGCATACAACGAGCAAGGTTGGGGCAGAGATCCTTGGGGTTATGAAAACTGGGGTGAATCTGCAATGACAGTTATTGTTGATGTTAGCTCTAGTGGAGTATCAACTACAAGTGTTGGAGCAATATCTCCAACTGAAATGTCTGTTGGATTAAGTGGTCAAAGTATTACATCATCAGTAGGAACACCAGGTTTAGCATACGGTGCAAGTACGGAACCAATATCAGGAATAGCAGCAACTTCTTCTGTTGGCGCATTGGGTTATGAAATAGGAGTACCATTAACTGGAGTTGGATCAACATCTGCAGTAGGTGCTATTGATCCTGCGGATGTAATGGGATTAACAGGAGTTTCAGTAACTGCTTCTATTGGTGATATTACTGTTACCGAAGAACAAATAGTTCAACCATCTGGATTAGGGTCAACTGTTTCTGTAGGTTCTATTTC